GCCAGCAATTTGAGCAGTCCATGTAACTTGATTATCAGTTATTGTCTGTCCAACTGTGGCAGATGCAAAAGCAGAAGGCTCACTTGTACCACTTTGTCCTGCTACTGTACATTTAAAAACTATTCCAGTTGTTGCTTCGGTTGAAGTTACTATGTTTCCAACAGTATAACTTTTACTTGCTTCCCAAGCGGTAGCTGCGTCAGTGTTTTGAACATCTACTGCAACAGCAGTAGGTGACCTGCTTTCAGCAGGAATACCACTCATCGCAGTTTGATTTGACGTTCCAAATTCAGTCTTAAAAGTTACATCTTTAAAATTAAAGTCACCATCACTAGGACTAGCACTTGTGGCACTTGAGCGTAGTACTGGAGTATCGTCAAGAAAAACATCTTTTAAACTTGCGTTAGTGTAGGCAGTTGTACCTTTGGTAAGACCTTCTTTTGAAGCACTAGCAAATCCTTCAATTTCTCCTTCAGAAATTAAATCTTGAATAGTGGCAAAACTTCTACTATGTAAAGTATCAGGAGCACGATAAGGAGGTGGGGGTGGAGCAGGTGGACCTCCAGATCCTCTAATAAGTTTAGTTTCGTCTGTCATGCTTCTACCTGATTAGTGTCAATCGCTGCACTTATTACAACACTTCCTGTAAATATTTCACCATAAACTATTGGAACGGGAGTGCCCGCCCTTGATGTATTTTGCACTCCACTAAAGTTAAAAGATAATTGCGGATCTTCTTCTGAATTAAATTTCTGGGGTTCTGGTAGAGGAAATAACATCTCACTAACTCCCATAAGTGTTAGTCCTAAACCTATATTTGCCAATGTTGCTGAAAATGCACCCATAGCTCCTGAACCTGCTGCTGCTGAAAAACCACTAAATCCAAATGTAGGTGCTGCTCCTGGTAGCAATAAAGCCGTACCAATTAATACTGCTCCTAATAAAACCTTTCCAAAACCTCTTCCTGCACCACTAATCACTGGAATAAAGTGTATATCTTGTTGTCCGATTGGGTGTCCTATTTCATCTTTTTCAATATCATAATCACCAACTTTTACCTGATAATATTTAGGACTCATAAAACTTTCAACTTTTGGAAAATTATGTATTAAAAAACTTACAGCTTTACTAACTGTATCTACCTTTACCTCGAACTCCTTGTGTCCGACGAATTTAGCTAACTCTCCATATAGTTTTACTTTACGAAGCATAACGATACCTCTTTCCTGTACATTTTAGCAACCATTCAGAGTAAGGCTCTCTACAAGATAGTCTATCGGTTAAATGATGAATAACATCACCTTCAAAAAATAATGCTACATGATTTAAAGTTGGGTGTAAAATGCTCATAAGCAGGACATCTCCATCTTGTAACTTTTCATCAGGTCTAAGTTCTCTAAAATTAGTTCGCCAAGCACAATCTTCAAACAAAGGCTTATTATTAAATTCTTCTAATGTTGTGGGTCTTTCCCAATCTCTAAGCTCAATATTTTTTTCTTCTTTATACCAATCTCTTATTAAACTCCAACAATCAGTTATACCCCATACCCATTGACGGCCTAATAAAGGTGGCTTGTATCCACAAGGTTCTAAATATCCCCACTGTTCTGTTTTTGGATTAACAATATACCAAGGTAAATTGCTATCTTCGCAGCTAATTTTATCTGCTTGACTCGGAGTAGGAGGTGTTATTGGATGACTATGAACAACACCAACAATTTCTCCCGTATTATCTGCCTTCACATAGTCTTCTGGGTCGATAATAAAGCATTGGTGATCTGTCATTGAAAGATTACGACAAGGAAAATATCTTTCCTTACCTTTTATATTTAATAACAAGCCACAAGATTCTTTTGGATCTTCTCGTTGAGCATGAAGTAGTGCTTTATATTTCCAACTCATTGAACAAACGTACCAATAGATTTAAATTCAGAACGAGTACATTGCCTCTTTGGTATTCTTACTCCAGCTAAATCTGTAGGAGCAGCAAGTTCAAATTCAACAACCTCTCTAGTTTCTGTTGATTTTCGATCTATTGAATATACTTCTTGCGGAAACTCAGCAGTTGGATCAGCAGTTGCATTTGTTCCATCGGCAAAATTAACAGCATCAATAAATTTAGCTAATGTTCTTATTCTTGTTACTGTAGCTCCTGTCAAATCATTACCAGTTGTTGTTTCGTTTACAGATAACAATATTGATGAAATCAATCCTGTTGCGTTACTAATACTTATTTTTGGTCTGGGTAGCTGCCCTTTTTGAAAAGCAAAGCCTGATGCTTGAATAGGAAATCTAAGATATTCATTGGTAGCCCAAACTATTTTTCCATTTGCATTTAAGTTGCTTCCAGCATGAAATCTATATATTGTATTTGCACCATGTAATGCAGTAGATAACTGAAGAGTAAATAACTCAATTATTGCTGATGGATTTATGTCCTGTAGACTACTAAATACTGATGCGTTTACTGACATTACGATGCTGGTTCAAATACTTGTCTGAAAGTTGCCTGAATCGTAGCCCTATTTTTATATGGTATTGATTTAGTCCAGTTTTCGCAAACAAATTTAAAATTAGAAGCAGTTTCTCCAGGTAAATGTTCCGCAGGAAAGTCAAAGCTATCACTATCGTTTGCTCTTGCATCTAAAAATGTTTCTATAGTATCTGCATCTGCCTCAGAAACTTCATAAGTGAAATTAAAAACTTTTGGATTTTGATGTTGTGCAAGTCCAAATAAAATTCTGTGTTCATAGCCATCAGCAAAGCGGACAGTACGAGTTAATGGTGCGGATCTTTTTTGTTGGCCATAAGTAGGTTTTATTGAGGGAAACGTAGCCATTATGCAAGTAATCCTCCTGGTCTTTTCTGTTGTAATATTTCAGATTGTACTGCAACTGAGATAAGACGGCCAAGCTCTCTACTCTGCTGTTCATCTCCCTGTACGCTAGATCCAGAAGCATCTACATTTACAACCACATTAGTTGTACCACCAAGAGCATGATTTGGTGTAATAGTTCCAGATACACCTGGGCTAAATAATTCTGGTCCTCGTTCTCCTACTAAATAACTACCACCTCCCATTACAGGCCCACCACTAGCTCTTCTGCCAAACATTCCTGATCCTCGAACATTAGGCATTGATCTATCTATGGAAGATATTCCAAAAGATCCAGGTAACAAATCAAGACCACTAGGAATACCTGTAGCAGCAACACTCGTATTAGTAGCTCTTGATAAAGGATTTCCTAAAGGACCAAGACCCATAAAACTTTTAAATATTCCAAAAATACCTGATCTTATTTGTGCAGCTAACATTTGTGCAGCCATATCCAAGAAATGATCTGCTGTACGTTGAAACAGATTCCTTAATGCTTGTTGTGCTGTCATAGAACCACTAACAATTCCCTTAAATGATTCAGAAAAACTATCTCCAATACTTTTACCGAGAGCATCAACTTGAAAAAGAACATCTGATAATTTTTCCATTTCATCAATAGGTGCTTTCATTATTGCTAATCTTTCTTGTTGTTCTAATCTTCTTGTCTGTAATTCTAAAATAGTTCTTGCATTATTAATTTCTTGTTGAACTCTTAACTCATCTTCTGCTCTTTGTTCTTTTCTTATTTTTCTTAAACGACCTTCTGCTCCTACCCTTTCTTTAATTTGCATATTTAATTCTTTATTCTTTTTTACAGTAAGTTCTAAAATTTTATTTTCTGCTGCTCTTGCTCCTTGTGTATCAAGAATTTGTAATATAAGTCCTGCCTGTTCAAAACCTAAACTTTTTGTTATTTCATCCATTTGATCTAATATCGAAGCACTATCTTTAAAACTTGCAAGCATATTGAAAGTAGCTTCATCACCAAATACTTTTATTAAAGAAATACGAGCAGCAGCACCAAATTGTTCAAACGCTTTAAGTGCTTCTAATGCTTCTTCTTTAGTCATTCTCATTGATTCAGCAAATTCATTAATTTGTCCTGCTGTAAAACGAGATTGTCCTCCAGTTGCAGCTATTGATCTATTTAAATCCTCTACAGCTTTATTAAATTCTCTAGCTTTTTCTATCTGAGCAGCAATTGCAGTAGCAAAAATAGAAGCAGCAAAACCACCACCAGGTGCAAGTGCTCCACCAAGACCACCAGCTACAGCACCAAAGGCTGAACTGATACCACCAGCACCAAATAGGGCAGGAAAACCTCCACCAATTAATGCACTACCAACACCACCCTTTAATCGACCCATTGCACCACCTTGCATTGCAAAAGGACCACTTTGTGCATTTTTACCAAAACCTAATCTATTTACTAAAGGTAATCGTGGACCAATTTGACCACCTGCCATTCCAAAATCTCCTCCAGGAAGAAAACTAAAAGCAGCAGATGCTTGCCCTTGCGTTTGAATTGTTGCGATCTTTCCAACTTTTTTATCAATATTTCTTAAATGTTTATCTCTGGCCTTATTTTTTATCGCCTCAATTTTTGCTGATTCTGCTACTTGATTTGCTCTAGCACTAAATCCTGCAAAACCAGAGTTGACTTGTCTTGCTCTAACAGTTCTTTCTATAACTGCTTGTTGACCTGATGTTACCGATTCAGCCCTAATTTTGGCCAACAACCTTTCTTTTTGTCTTAGCTGTAGATTCATTTCTTTTTCTACAGCTACAGCAGCCCTCGCTGCTCTTGTAAAACTGCTCGTTCCAATAGCTGCTTTATCTAATAATGATCTTGCTCTTGAGATTTGTTTATTTAGTTTTCCAAATGTAGAAACAGCAACTTTATTTTGTTTACTTGCCTCTTTATTAAACTCTCGTATATTATCTGTTGCTGCTTTTAATTCTTTACGCAGTTTTATTAGCTTATTAGAATTTTTTAATGCAATATTAATATCAACATTGTAACCAGCCACTTGCTATAAAAAATTAAATATTAAACCTATCTTACCTTCTTTTGCCTTTTAAAGCACTAACTCTTTGTGTCTCCTCTTGTCGTTTTTTATATTCTTCATGTTCTATTTCAGCATATGCAGCCCAAGCAATCATCTCTTCTATAGTCAAAGTTTCACATAACTCAGCTACAGTTTTATGTAATTGCTTGGCTAGACTAAATATAAATTTCCAATCACCATTAGCTTTTCAAATCGGCTTTAGCCTCTTTTACCTCCCGATCAGCACCAGCAGTTATCATTGCTAATTGAATTTCTTCAAGAACATTAGCTTCTATTTCTCTTCTTAATGAAGCTTTATCTCCATCTGAAAAAATACGTTTGCCATCTATATCCAATGCTTTTTCAATCATCATTTGTAAAGCATATTCATTTGTATCATCAGTAGTACTTTTCTTTTGTATTGCTTCTCTCTCAGCAATAGTCAAAGGATGCCAATAAACAGTAAGAATAATTTCATCATTCTGTTTAATATCGTGCTTGTAAAGTTGTGAAACTCCAAACCTGTTTTTGAGTAGGTCTACTGCTCTTGTCATATCAAAATTATATTACTTTACTATATTAAGCGTTAGCGGTAAATTGGCAAGAAATTACTCCAACAAAATGACTTCTGTCTTCTATATCCAAAGGAGTTGGGCCAGTAATATCAAGGACTCTCGGTTTACAGCTAAAAGTATCTGTATAGCCAGAGGCATTAACAGAAGTGAGACCATCAATCACAGCTTCACTTATTTCTGATAAAACTGAAGTACCTTTGCCTTTTGGACAATACACATTACATTGAATTACTCCAGCATAATAATCTGAAGAAGCACCTTGATTTTGTAAAGTAGATTGTCCAAAATCTATAGTCATAATTATATATTTCTTTGTTTTACCAGGACTTGTAAAATGCACATTATCATAAACCATTAATACAGTTGGATCTACATCAGAAACTGCATCTGTTACTGCCTTTTCAAAAGCTGCTCTTGTGTTAACTAAAGTCATAATTAAAACTCAGAAGTACCAGTATATTTTCTACCTTTTTTACTACCTTTACCAAACAAGACCTTCTTCTGAACAGAACCAATTTTAATAGCACCACGTTTTTTCTCTTTAAAGTTTCTATCAATAGTATTTTTTATGTCATATTTTAAATATTTTGCTAACCTTGTATCTTCTATAACATAACTTGAATACTCAGCTTGGTTGCCAATAAAACATCCTTTTTTGTAATCAAAAGTGGGAGGAGAAAATCTAGGTTCAATAACTGGATTAGCTGGTTTTGATTTTGTTCTTGTCCAACCTTCTCCACCTTTGGGTAAATTGAGTTTACTATGTTCACTTTTTATAGATGCCCAAGGTTCAAAATCTTCCACCCTATCTTTCTGTCTTACTTGACTTTTTTGTGCTCTCCAACTTGATGCTAAAAATCCTGTAAATACTGGACTATTAGCTTCAGTTGCAAGATCAGCTAAAACATCTCCCACCATTGAATTGAATGCTTCATTTAATTGAGTATCTAAATCTGGCATTGCATTTTCTATATCTTTTTTTGCCATTAGAACCTCACTAATAATGTAAATAGATAAGTTTGCCCACCTTGTTTTGTATCAATATTTGTTATCTGTCCAACCCTTGTAGATCCAGCAAAAGTTAATTTTACTTCATCATCAAGTGTTGGTTGGTTATCTCCAATAAGATCAGGTGTTATATAAATCCTTGCCTCTCTCATTTCTTGTTCACCCTCTTCTTCTGATCTAACAAATTCAATAGGTGCTTTTAAATCAGAATAAGTAGTATCAACACTAATTTGTTCTCCTGTTTCTACGTTATAACTTGATACTCCTTTCTTTACATAAACAATAGTTGAGTCAAAAGAAGTTCCTAAATCAGCAACAACTTGTTTAGCAACACTTTTAAATAATGAATCAAGTTGACCTGCCATTATCCTCTAACTACCCTCATCTGAAAAGTACCTGCTCCACCAAGCATATATGCTCCAAGATAACTTTGTAACCAAGGATAAACATCTAAAATATTATTGATAGATCCTGTGCCTTGACTTTCAGTATTATATTTAACTTGAAGATCTCCTAGTTTGACTTCAGAAAAATTACCATCTTTACCAGTAGTGCCTGTGATAGCACCTGTATCATTTGCTAAAGCTCTAGCTAATTCATACTGTGCATATTTAATATTGTTTGGAATAGTTGAACAACTTAATTCAACTCTATCTACCTGATAATTAGTTCTTGGAAATTTTAATGCCTGATTCTCGTCACATCTATCTCCTTGAAATACAAAAGTATCAATCCATCTTGTAGCAGCTATCAATGATCTATTCTTTTGATCATCTGTTTTATTAGTCCAAGTAGAAGAATCTGGAACTGTTTCAAAATAACTATTAGCTTCTGTCAATGTGACATAACTATTAGCAGTTTCACTTTTTATAGTTGCGTTTATAGTAG